CTTCATTTGGATAGCCCCGCTCCAGGGAAACTACCAAATGGTAATGCCGTGTCCGGTGTGCGAAAGGTGTACTTTGCGTTTGACGTGAAGGTGTAGGTTGCAGAACCTGGTGAAGCTGGCAAGAAGTATAACTGCACACCAACCTGATCGAAATACAAGTCACCGTACCCATTAAGATAAATAACGCCAGAGCCTACAGATGCAATAGTTGTATCAATGCCGTTACTGCCAAATACAATCATTCCAGCAGATAAACCGGTTGTGTCTATGTTGATTTGCTGGGCGGTCAGTATTGTTCTTTGGCCGGATTCACTATATTCGTCACCGTAATAGTATTCCTCGGTCGTTGGGACATAAGTCCCTGCCCGAGCGATTGAATGCGGCCTGTTGCTGAGCGTGACTGTTGTACTTGCGATACCTGTTACGGTTGTGCTGGCTGGTATGTATGTTCCAGTTACTGCTTGGCCTACGCTGATGCCGGTGTTGTTTGAAACTACTACCGTTGCGTCGATTGTTGATACAGTGCCCGTCTTGGTGCTCAATGTAGTCATCGTTGCAGCTTGACTTAATGTCAGCGTGGTGGCATCAACGATGGCGCTGATTGTGGTTGCAGACGGGATGCCTAATCCAGACACCGGATGGCCTACGTTAAAGTTAAAATACGATTCTACAGTCATTGATGTGCTTCCATTGGTCACAGTACCAGCAAGGGTGAATGGTGTGAAGCGTACATTGCAACTGCTTAATCTTTTGCCACATACATCGCTGCCGCTTGCTGTGACTTTATTGTCGTTGATGTCGTAGTAGTCAGTACCATTGTATCCGCACTCACCACCGCGATAAGCCCACTGGCATACATTAGCGATGATCTGACGACGTGGCAGCATCACACCAGCAAGGTCAAACTTACTCGCTAGTTCAAACTCAACTGCTGCGCGGTTTTCATTTGCCTTCCGGTCCACATACCAGATCTCATCAGGGAACTTAGCGTGCGGATCTGCCCCAGCCTCACCGTCAAGGTATTTCTTCAGCGTACGGATACGAACGACCTTCGCCCCGCCAAGATCATTGCCTGCTGTAATCAGATTAACTTGCAGCAGCAACGCGGTGATACTGCTGCCGATGTTGCTAACTGTAAGCGAAGGACGCGGTAAGCTTCCGGTGCTTGAGTAATCAAAACCAGTTGCCTCAAGCGATAAGCGTACATATACTTGGCCGTTCCATATGATGTTGCCAGTTACCGCAGCATTGACACCATTGTGGAAACAATAAATAGCGCCGCTGCCATGCAAGGTAGCGTCAAAACGCAACTGAAATAGCTCGATGATGGCATTAGGTGCCAGCACGCTAAGGTCTTCATAGACGGCGCTGATCGCGGTCCATGTGACGCCACCGTCAACAACCGTGCCATTAATCAGCGTTGGCCATGCCGGTTGCGTGGCGCCTGATGTACCAGCCGTGGTGCATTGAAACACCAAGCCAAAGTCCTGCACCGTAGTGGCGCGGACAATGTTGCCAACGGCGTAGGAATTTGTGGCTTGCCAAGCGGTATATGCCATTAAGGTTCAAATACTTCCATGAATGTAGCTTGAATCGTTGCGCGGTTTAGGTATGGGATTGATTTGCTCCATTCTGGGCAGACATACTTAGAGCTGACCGGTTCACCCGGTGCAGTCCAGTCAAATGATTCCTGCGCAGCGCGTGCATCAAGGAATGTTTCGATGGTGTCTGCATCAGTTTCTGATACCTCCCATGTCAGGCTCCAGCTTTTTGGGTTTTGGTTCAAGCCAAAGACAGCGCGCATTTCATAGCCGTCGCCGTACTGAACTTTTGTCACCTTAGGCTGGCTGCTCTTCTGAGCGCCGTAGGTAGGCGTGATGTTAGGGAATGTTGCCATTATGCAAGAAGTCCTCCAGGGCGTTTCTGCTTCACTAATTCTGCCTGCACCGCAGACGATATGGCAACCCCAAGCTGCCTACCTTGCGCTTGATCACCCTGCACGTTGGAACCGCTTGCATCGACGTTGACCACAACGCTGGTGCCACCACCGCCTAGGGCGTTGTTAGGGATGATGCTGCCGCCCCTGGAAGGCATGAACAGCTCCGGGCCGCGCTCACCTACCATGTACGGCGTGCCGGCGCTTACAGGGCCGCCTATGGCACGCTGAGCGATGCCGTAGTTAGGGCCAAGGGTGCCAAACTTGCCGGCCATACCACCGCCAGCACCTAAAGGTGTTGATGAGCTAAACGGCGACAAGAATGATTTGATTGCGCTTACAGCTTGCTCAATTACAAATATGCGAATTAACTGGTTGGCAATATCAACTAACACCTTAGATGCAATTTGCTGCAAACTTTTACCCCAGTTATCAGATCCTTGAATCAAGGCATCAAAGACTGAAGTCATGCCTTGGCCAAGCGTACTTGAGACGCTTTCTGCAAGTGCATTTTGCTGTTGGATTGCAGTGTTAAGTTCATATTGTTTTTCTAGGTATGCTGTAATTGCTTGCAATCCATCTTGCTCATTTTGCCTTTGTATTGCGGCAAGTTCGCGTTGCGTGTCACGTTGATTAGCGACTAGCCTAGTGTTACCTTCAAAGATGATAGCCTCTTGTGCGCGTACATTTTTCTCTTGCGCTAATGCTTGCGCGTATTGATATTGAATGTCAATTTCTTTTTGTTGGCCTTGCAACCTTGCGGCAAGCATCCTATCACCAGATGCTTCAGCGGCGGCAATCTTATCTTGCAGGCCAGACTTAATACGCAATAGCTCGCCTTCAGCTAACCGATCACGGATGACCTGGCCAACGCGCTCTGATTCTTTAGCTGCCGCTTTGGCTGCATTATCAGCGGCAGTATCTTTCTTAGGTTTGCCTGCGCCAGTTTCCCCTAGTAGGGCCGGTACGCCAGCCGGCTTAGTTGAATTGGTTCTAGCTGCATTGAATTGCTTTTGTGCATCTAGGTTTTGCTGGATTTTCTGCTGAATAACGCCTTGCAACTGAACAGCTCGATTAGCATTTGGATCTTCCGCGCCAATCCGCTGAAGTGTTGATTGATAATTTACTAGGGCCTGTAAATTCTGTTGAATGCCAGCTTTGTTTTTTTGATTACTAATTTGGTCAAGTCCTGTGGCAATGCGATCAATGCCATCAGATGTTGCTCCAAGGCTAATAGCTGCATTTGCGCCAGTTAGGTTTCTTGTGATTCCACCGCCACGTCCAGCCGCTAATACGGCATTGATTGCATCAAGTGTTTGTATTGCTTGGGTAAGAATTGCTTTTAATGCTGGCGCTAAAACTGTGCCAATAGTCCGAGCAAGCTGCTCTACACCATCTGTAAGCGTACTGAATTTACCTTGTAATGTTTCGCTTTGCGCAATAGCTCCATTGGCATATTTGCCGCCAGCATCAGTTAGGCGTTTAATGGCTACTTCTACTGCCTCTGCACTAATGCGACCTTTGGCAAGTGCTTTTTGAAACTCATCTCCAGTCATCCCATACATCTTCCGCAATTCACCCTGAAGCGCAATACCACGCTCTTGGAATTGCAGTAGTTCTTCGCCTTGTAATCGGCCTTTGGCTTGCACTTGGCCGTAGGCAGTTACCAGTCCTTGCAACTCGGCGCCAGTGGCACCGGAGACATCAGCTAGCCGCCTGGTGGTTTCAACTACCTTATCGCCTTCAACACCAAACGCATTTAGTCTTTTGGCGGCATCAATTAATTCGGTGCTGGTGAATGGTGTTACCGCACCAAGCGCCTGGAGTTCTGCGATTATTGATTTTGCTTTCTGTACGCTGCCGGTTAAAACTTCTAGGCTTTTGGTCTGTGTCTCAAGTTCAGCTGTTTTAGCAAAAACAAATTTTATCGCCTGTGTAGCAGTGAAGGCACCTACTAGCCCTGCTACAGCATTTCTAATTCCATTTACCGCACCTTCCGTTGCCTTAGATGCTGCACCAACCTGATTTAGGTTGCGTACAGCACCTTGGCTGTTTACCTGAATATCAAGAACAGAAACAGCCACTGCTAGACCGACCTTT